GTTTTTGGATTTCTCTCCGGGTCTAAAACGGTTTCGAGGGCGCGGAGGGCTGCTCGTCAGCGTGAGTATGCGGATCCGCGGTATAAGGCTTTGCGGCGTTCGCTTGATGTGCTTGTGCGTGCTGGCGGTTTTCTGTGTTGGCGGTGTAATGAGCCGATCGATGCTGGTTTGGGCTGGGATTTGGGCCATGATGATTTTAATCGGGGGCTTATTCGTGGGCCTGAGCATCGGGCGTGCAACCGTGCGACGGCGGGAAGGGACAAGCCGCAGGCGTGGTGAGCGACGCTGTTGCGGCGCTGATCGTGCGGTTGGGTGTGTTGGAGCCGTCGGTGCCGTTCAGCCCTGAGGCCGCGTTGGCGCTGGCGTTGGCGGAACGTATCGATGATGTGGGGAACTCGGCGACGTCGGTTTCGATGAACGCGGGCCGTTTGTTGGATGCTTTGGCTGCGGTCAGGGCTTTGGCGCCGGATGAGATGAAGGAGAGCCCGCTTGACGAGATCCGCGCACGCCGCGACCGGAAGGTTGCTGGGATGCCAGACACCGAGGATTCAAGCGCTGCCAGCCGGCGGGGTAAGTCATCCTGACCTAGAAGCCGCTGTAGAGCTCGTCCACGCCGCGGGGCTGATCCTGGACCCGTGGCAGGACCACGTTTTCCGGTCGTCGCTGCTGCGCAGGTTTGACCGGTGGGCCGCGATGCGCGTCGGGCTGGTATGCCCACGGCAGAACGGCAAAAACGCTGTTATCGAAGCCCGCGCACTCGCGGGCCTGTTCATTTTGGGTGAACGCCTGATCGTCTACTCAGCCCATCTGGGGGACACCGCGAACGAGGTTTTCAGGCGGTTCCAGGAGTTGGTTGAGACGAACGACTGGATCGCGCGTGAGGTGAAGGCGATCCATAAAGCGAACGGGAAAGAAGCGATCGAGCTCCGGTCGGGCCAACGGATCAAGTTCAAGACCCGGACAGCCTCCAGCGCGCGTGGCCTCTCGGGAGACCTCGTGTTCTTCGATGAGGCGATGATCCTTCCCGAGGCCAGCCACGCGTCCGCATTCCCGATTATCAGCGCGCGCCCTAACCCGCAGGTTTGGTATACCGGATCGGCTGTAAACGAAGATGTCCACCAGTACGGCCGGGTACTTACAGCCGTCCGGGAGGGCGCGATCAGCGGCGACGCTGACTCGCTCGCCTACTTTGAATGGTCGATCGACAAGGACGACCCGGCCGACCTAACCATCTCGGAATCACTAGACGAAACACTCCTAGCGCAGGCAAATCCCGCTCTCGGTCGAAGGATCAGCCTCGACTATCTCCGGCAAGAGCAAGAAGCGTTCTTGTATGACCTCGCGTCGATCGCTGGGGAACGGCTCGGAATCGGCCGTTGGCCCGCACTATCCGGTGATAGCGGAGTTATTACCTCCGATGTCTGGAACCGGCTTATCGATGTCGAGTCATCGGCCGAGCAGGTTTGTTTTGGCTTCGACGTGTCACCTAACCGGAGTACGGGCGCGATCAGTGTTGCCGGCAGACGCTCGGACGGCAGAATGCATGTCGGCGTCGTTGAGAGCGGCCGCGGCACAGGCTGGATGATCCCGCACCTCGCCGAGCTCGCGACGAAGAACCCGATCCGGTTCGTCTGTGACAGCGCATCCCCGGCAGCGTCACTTGTCCCGGAACTCGAGCAGGCCGGAATCGAGGTTGAAGTTGTCCCAGCTACCGGAAGTGCGCAGGCTTACGGGATGTTCATCGACGCGGTCTACCAGGACAGGCTGCGTCACCGCGGCACCCAGGACCTCGCGGCCGCGGTGCGTGGCGCGAAAGAACGCCGGATGGGCGAAGCAGCCGCGTGGGGACGGAGAACGTCGATCTCCGACATCACGCCCCTAGTAGCGGCCACTTTGGCGCTCTGGGCCGCCGCAACCGCTGACGTCTACAAGGAGCCGTTCGCTCTATGGCGCTAACCCTCTTCAAACGAAAACCAGCGGCGGAGCTCGAGCGCGGCAGCAACGACCCCACCCTCACCCTCGACGCGTTCCTGTCGATCCTGAACGAGTTCACCTACCAAGGCAGCGGCTACAGCTACCTCACGAACACGACGTGGCCCGGTGCGAAACAGGAACAGGTCGGGCAACAACTCGACTCGGTCGCGTCACTCGCTTACAAGACGAACGCGGTCGTGTTCTCCTGCATGCAGATCCGCGCCAACCTCCTGTCGGAGGGACGGTTCGCGTTCCAGCAGCTCCGGTCAGGCCGCCCGGGGAACCTGTTCGGCGCGCCACCACTCGCAAGGCTCGAAACACCGTGGCCGGGCGGCACGACGGGTGACCTGATCGCCCGGATGATCCAGTACGTCGACCTCGCCGGCAACGCCTTTGTGGTCAGGAACGGGCCCGGGTTGGCGCTGCTGAGGCCGGACTGGGTGTCGATCGTGATCGGCGCGCCAGGCGACCCACTGTCAACCGCGTGGAGCGTCGACAGCGAAATACTCGGGTACGTGTACCGGGAGGGAGGCGCCGGCTCAGAGAAAGACCCTGTCCTGTTCGCCGCCGATGAGGTTTGCCATTGGGCGCCGATCCCCGACCCGCAAGCACGCTTCCGCGGCATGAGCTGGGTCACACCACTCGCTCGCGAGGTCATGGCTGACAAAGCCATGACTGAGTTCAAGCTCGCCTACATGGAGAACGGCGCGACCCCGAACCTTGCCGTGAAGCTTGACGTCCCGGATTTGGACGCGATGGAACGGTGGGTCGAGAAGTTCGGGATCAACCATGACGGCGCCCGGAACGCCGGCAAAACGATGTACATGAGCTCGGGGATGGACGCGACACCGATCGGCGCGAACATGCAACAAGTCGACTTCTCAAAAAGCCTCGAGGCCGGCGAGAAACGGATCGCGTCCGCGTCCGGTGTCCCCGTCATTTTGACATCGCTGAACTTGGACTCGGCGACGTTCTCGAACTACGGGTTCGCGATGCGGTTCCTCGCCGACATGACCGCCCGGCCCCTCTGGCGCAGCCTGTGCGGCGCGTTGTCGAACATCATCACCATCCCCAACGGGGCACGCCTGTGGATCGATGACCGCGACATCGCCGCCCTCCGCGGCGACCAAACAGACGCCGCAGAAATCCAGAACAAGCAGGCGTCATCGATGCAGATCCTGATCAACAGCGGTTTCGAACCCGACACCGTCATCGATGCCGTCACCTCCGGTGACTACTCGGTGCTCGAGCACACCGGCCTTGTCTCTGTCCAGTTGCAGCCGCCCGGTGTCCTCGCACCCCCGGACACCGACGAGCCGACCGGTGCTTCTGAGGACACGCCGCAGTTGAACGGCAAAACTCAGCCGCAGCTACCAGCGGCAGCGTAACTATTGCTAGCCGCCGTCCGCGTGAGCGCACTGGCGGCCTAAAACCAGGCTTCAGGCCCGCACACCGCGGGCGCATCCACCTCGAGGAGACATTCTGTATGGCGACAATCGACACCTCTGAGGAGGTGCGCGGCAGCGCGCCTAAGAACCCTCCTCGCGAAAACCTGGTACGCGCAACAACCGGCATCACGCTCGAACGAGCCGACGGCGCCACGATGCCGACCCTCACCGGCCACTTCGCCGTCTGGGACCAGTGGACAGAGATCCGCTCCGCCTACGAAGGCAACTTCATGGAGCGGTTCTCACCCGGCGCAATGACCAAGACACTCAGCGAGAGCACACCGAAGGTGCTGTTCCAGCACGGACGAGATAACACCGTCGGCGACAAACCGTTGGGTGCAGTCACACGGCTAGAGCCCGACGCGACCGGCGCGTTCTACGAGGTTGCGCTGCTCGACACAAGCTACAACCGTGACCTTTTGCCCGGCCTCGAAGCCGGCCTCTACGGCGCCAGTTTCAGGTTCTCCGTCGTCCGCGAGGATGTTGTGCAGCGGCCAGCGAAAACGGATTACAACCCGCGCGGCATCCCCGAACGCACCGTGCAGGAAGCCAGGGTTGCGGAGTTCGGCCCCGTCACGTTCCCCGCCTACGCGGCCGCGACAGCGGGGATCAGGTCGATGACGGACGAGTTCCTGTTCGACGCGTTGGTCGAGGACCCAGAGCGGCTGCGTGAACTGTTGCGGAGCGCCCGCATCGACCTTGCAGAGATTTTCCTGGAGCCGGAGGAGCCCGCTCCCACCACTCCAGAACCCGATGAGCCGGAGCCATCCGTGGCCACCACTCGCTCAGGCCGTGACCTGTTCCTGTTCACGACCCCACCCTCACACCTGAAAGCGAGTTGAATGATGGATGAGAAGATGAACCTCGCGGAGTTGCGGGCGCATCTCTCCGACGTCGAGGCCAGGATGACGGACCTTGCGGCGCAGTACGCCGACCGGGACTTCACCGCTGACGCCGAAGACGAATGGGAGGCCCTCAAGGCCGAGACCGATGCCACGAAGACGAAGATCCAGAAGCGGGAGGCGCGCGACGCCGACCTCGAACGGATCGCGGCCACCGGCGACAACACCGAGGACGAGCCCGCACGGTTCCAGTTCCAGACCCGGAAAACGACAGCTGTCCCGGACGACCCGACACGGCTCGAGGAGTACCGCACCCGCGCCACATCGATCGACGGGTACGAGCAGGCACTACGTGACGGCGCCCACCAGATCATCGACCGGATGTACAAGCCGGCGCTGCCGATGAAGGGGATCAGCCGTGAGGACGCGCAGGCGGACGCGTCGAAGCTCGCGAACCTCGACCTCGAAATGGCGAAACGGCTGATCTTCACGTCCACGCCCGGCTACAAGCGGGAGTGGGCGCAGTACGTCCAGACCGGCATCGTCGGCCCAGAGCTCCAACGCACCGCGTCGTTGACGACGACCGCGGGCGGGTACGCCGTCCCGGTTGAGCTCGACACGACCCTGCTGATCACGAACGCCGGCGTGATTAACCCGATCCGGAGCGTTGCACGGGTCAGGCAAACGAACGTGAACACGGTCGAGTTCATCAACACGGCCGGGATCACGGCAGGGTTCGCGGCGGAAGCCACAGAGGCATCCGACAACGCCCCCGTGCTGGCTCAGCCGACCGTGAACCTGGAGAAGGCGTTCGCGTTCGTGCCGATGACGATCGAGATCGCGCAGGACTGGGCAGCGATCCAGCAGGACATGGCGATGGCGTTCGCGGACGCGAAGAACCAGTTGGAGTCCGCGAAGTTCCTCACCGGCACCGGCCATTCGAACCATGAGCCGCAAGGCCTGATCGCCGCCGGCGGCGCAACCGCCGTCACGTCGACAGCAACAACGGCCGTGTTCGCGGTCGCTGACCTGTTCAGCCTGGAGATCGCACTTGCGCCCCGGTACAGGGCGAACGCGACGATCGTCGGGAACAAGGCCGCGTTCCAGAAGGTCCGCCAGTTCGCGTCGAACGGCGTGAACATCTGGGTGCAGCTGCAAGGCCCGAACCCGCCCGAACTGATCGGGTACCCGGCGTTGGAGTGGTCGAGCTACTCGGCCGGCGTCACCACATCCGGGAGCACGATCGTCACGATCGGCGATTTCAACTACTTCGCGATCGTGGACCGTGCCGGCATGAACGTCGAGTTCATCCCGCACCTGTTCGGAGGTTCAAGCACAACGCACTACCCGACCGGTCAGCGCGGCCTCTACATGTGGTGGAGAACATCCAGTCAGGTTCTCTCACCGACACTTGGGTCGCAGAGCGCGTTCCAGTCGCTCAAAGTCCTCTAGTACCGCGCCTGAGGGCGTCTCGCTGTGGGGGTTGCCGCCGCCTGGTCGGCAACCCCCACTACCTAACCAGGAACCAGGACCTAAGGAGAAACAATGCGTGGCAAAGAAGACCAGTGGCTCGTCGCGAACGAAAGTTTCGTCGCGAACATCGACGGGATCGACAAAGCGTTCGTACAGGACGTCACACGTGTCCGTGCCGGCGACCCGATGCTCGACGGGTTGGAGCATCTGTTCAAGCCGATCACCGCCACATACCAGGACGTCGAAGCAGCCACCGCAGGGCCGGGGGAGCGCAGGGGCGACCAGTGACCCGGATCCTGTGGCATTCAGGGGCACCGTGGGCGCAGACAGGGTACGGCCAGCAAACCGCAACGTTCACACCCAGGATCCGCGATTTGGGCCATGACGTAGCGATCTCGGCCTGGTGGGGCTTGAACGGTGCCGCGCTGGAATGGAACGGCATGACCGTCTACCCTGGCGATCAGAAGTGGGGCAACGCGGTCATGCCGAGCTTCGCGAAACGCCATGACGCGGAGATCGTGATCGCGCTGATGGACGCGTGGGTCCTCCACGCCGAAATCATGTCGAAGCTGCCGTTGGCGGTGTGGGTGCCCGTCGACCACGACCCGGCGCCGCCGAAAGTCGTGGAGTTCTTCCGCAAATCGGGTGCGACACCGATCGCGATGTCACGGTTCGGCGAACAGAAACTCAAGGACGCCGGACTGGATCCGTTGTATGTCCCGCACGGCATCGACACGAACATTTACGAGCCCAGCGGCCGCGACGGGATGCGCGAACAAGCTGATCTGACGGACAAGTTCGTGGTCGGGATCGTCGCGAACAACAGCGGCGGCAACGGCAACCGCGGAACCATCCCCCGCAAAGCGTTCCCGCAAGCAATCGCGGCGTTCTCCGCATTGCACCACCAGCACCCCGACACCACCATCCTCCACCTCCACACCGAGTTGACAGGAAGGCCCGGCGTCGAGGACGGCATCAACATCGCAGCCCTCCTCGAGCGGTTCGAGGTTCCCGACACCGCGATCCGGATCTCGAACCCGGTCGAGATGGAAGTCGGGATCAGCCAAGCCACCATGGCCGCCCTGTTCAGCAGCTTCGACGTCCTGTTGTCCCCGTCGTTCGGGGAAGGGTTCGGGATCCCGATCATTGAGGCGCAAGCCTGTGGGACACCCGTGATCGTGTCGGATTGGACGGCGATGCCGGAGCTGTGCGGATCCGGGTGGAAGGTCGGCGGCGAACCGTGGTACGACCCGCAGCATGACGCGTTCTTCCTGAACCCGTCCGTGCCGCACATCATCCAGGCGCTAGAGGAAGCCTACGCGGCCCGCGACGACCAGCAGGTACGGGACGAGGCACGCCAGTTCGCGTTGGCGTATGACGCCGACCGAGTCACGGAGGAGTTTTGGGTTCCGGTGTTGGAGACGCTGAACCGGCCGCGTGAGGTGCCGCCTTTGAACCGCGCGATGAGACGCGCCGCAGCGAAGAAGGTCGCGGCATGACAGACCCACCGCCAGTCGCATATGTAACCGTCGCGCGGTTTCCGGGGGATCCGTCTGCTTACGTGATTCCAGACCGGATGTTCGGCGAAACAAAACTGCCAGGTTGGATATGGGCAGAGAACTGGTCACATAGCCGAGTAAGGGTAAATCTGACATGGGCCTATCTCATAGAGCGCGTTGGCGTCTATCAGTGGTGGATTGACGAGCGTGTTTCGAAGAAGGCAACGGCGTGAGAGTCGCTGTGCTGTCGCTGACACGCGACAGGCTCAACTACACCAAACACTGCTTCGACAGCCTTAGACGGCTTGCTGGCTGCGTCTACGACCATTACGTGTGGGACAACGGCAGCACCGACGGAACCGCGGAGTGGCTGACCGAGAACCGCGACAGGTTCTTCGTCACAGCACGGTTGAGCGACAACCTCGGGATCAGCCGCGCCATGAACGAGCTCCTACGCATCGTCGAACGCGAAACCCAGCCGCCCTACGAACCCTACGACGTGGTCGTGAAGATCGACAACGACTGCGAACTCGTCACCCCGAACACGCTGCTTGACGTCTGCGACCTTGTTCACCGGTACGGGCTATTGCTGTCACCCCAGATTTTGGGGCTGAGGAATCCGCCAGTGACGCTCGGCCGGCCGATCTCGTTGGGCGGCATCCTGGTTGATGAGAAAGCCCAGATCGGCGGGATCTTCCTCGCCGCCCCTGCGAGCCTGTATGACACGTTCCGGTACCACGTCGGGAACCCGGTGTGGGGAGGAGACGACGTCGAGATCTGCGCCCACTGGCGCTCTCAGGGCGGCCAGTGCGGCTACGTCCAAGGCATCCAAGCGAACCACTACCTCAGCACCGAAGGGCAGTG